ACACCCTCAATCTCTCGCAGCTTTGGCAGAGCTTCGTCCGTTGCCATGATGGTGACGGTCTTGGGGTCAATGGCCACGCCCTCGATGCCTTGCAATGCACGCAGCGCGTCAGCAGTATCAGCCGTGACGGTGAGACTCTTGTCGTCAATGGTGACACCCTCAATCTCTCGCAGCTTTGGCATAGCTTCGTCCGTTGCCGTGATGGTGACGGTCTTCGGGTCAATGGCCACGCCCTCGATGCCTTGCAATGCTTTCAATGCGTCGCTGGTGTTGGCCGTGACGGTGATACTCCTGTCGTCAATGGTTACGCCCTTGATGTCACTAAGGGCTTTCTTTGTCTCTTCGCTCAGCTGGCCGTCTATTGTAAACACCGCCTCTTTGTCCTTGGGAAGTATGCCCTGGGCAAGGTTCTTGATGTCCTTGTATTTCTCCTGCTGCTTCTGTAGTTCAGCCACCTGCTGGCGTATCTCTCCCTGACGGCTGGCATCAGCGGTCAGGGCCTCTTTCAGCAGGTTGTTGATTTTCGCCTGTATCTTCTGCTCGTCGTCGAGGTTCTTGTGGGTATTGGTCGTCGTGCCACCAAGTCCTTTAATGTCGGCTTTTACCTGGTTGATCTGCTTGGCAAGGTTCTTGCTCAGGTCAGTGTCGCCTGCTGCGATGGCTTTCTTGCGCTGTGCCTCCAGTTCGACGAGCTTCATCTTCAGCGACTCCACGTTCTGCTCTGCGCCCTTGGTGTTGACGTTGACGTTAACAGGCATCATGATGTCCTTCGCACCTTTGCGGTATTCGGCAATCATAGTGCGGTAGGCATCAGCTTCGGCCTTGATGCTGTTGACATCGGTACCATACTTGTCACGCCATTGTCCTATGCGTTCTTGTAGTCCTTCTGAACGACTGCCACGTCGCCATGCGTTCCAGTCCCTGATTGCCTGTTCACGTTCATTAATCTGTCTATTGTACCCTTCAATGACACCACTCTGCATGGTGTTCAGCATATACTGGCTGGCACCTGACATCTTAGCAGCTTGTAGCTGCTTCAGTTGGTTGGCGACCACGGTGCTACCCTTGGTTCCATCTCCATTGATATTGTTCAGTGCATTCTTCAGACGGCCTGCCTCTGTCAACTTGTTCAACAGGTCTGTCAGCGGTCCGCCAATGATGTCGAGGATGCCTATCTTCATCGACGTCCACAGCTGATTCGATGCTTCCTCTACGGGTGCGAACTTGCGGCCAAGTTCCTCCATCTTGTTCTGGAGGCTGACGTTGGCTTGTGCCGCACGGTCGGCAGCGGTCTCCACATAGTCACCGGCCTTCGACATCTGCTCACGGATGATGGCACCCACGGCTTTCGTCATGTCGCCAGTTTCAGCCATCTTTTCCTTGATTTCAGCTGCTGACAGTCCGAGGTTGTCAAGGATCATCAGCGACTTGCGGCCAAGACCCGTGACAATGCTGTCCACCATGTAGTCCACCGACTGACCTGTGTCCTTAGCTTTCTGCTGGGCAAATGCAAGCATGGTACCCAATTCCTCGACGGGCAGTTTGAAGTCGTTGAACTTGACGGCGGCTTTCATCAGTTCCAGGTCGGTCACGGTTCCGTGGGTAGCTTCGCGCAGTCCTTCAAGTATCTGACCATTGCCCAGACGCTCGAAGGCGATGCGCACACCTTCGCCGGCCTTGGCCATCTCGACACCCTGCTTCACCATGTCGGCCATTTCGCTGCCGAGCTGTGCCACGGCACCAGCGGCCTTGGTCATCAGATTACCACCAAAGACGGCAAGCGCACCTTCCATCTTGCTGCCCAAGCCGGAGAACATGCCGCCAGTAGTTGCTGGTGTCTTTTGGTTCGTTAGTTGCTTGTCCAAGTCAGCCAATTCCTTCTTGGCTTCAATGGTACGTTGTTTCAGTTGATTCAGCGATTCCGTAAGAGCCTTTCCAACGGGAGACTGACGCTCTTGGTCGGTCAGTTGTTTCTCTACTTGTGACAATTCGACAAACGCAGATGACATCTCGCCAATACGCCCACGAGTTGTCTTGGCTGTTGCCTCCATATTGCCAAGTGCCCGCACGTACTGCGCCGTATTCTTGTCTAAGTCGCTGAACGACTTGCCGCTGTTGCGCAGTGCGTTCATGAGAGCCTGCAATCCTTGCTGGGCACTCTTTAACGACGCTTCATATTGCTTGTCGTCAACTTGAAGTTTAAGTATGCTGTTGCTTGCCATATCTTATGAGTTAATTATCTTTTTCCATTCCTCGTCTATAATATGTCCGAGGTTTTCCACTGCCTGCTGCATGGCTCGCGGACCTGACTGGCTAAAGAAGTTACGTGGGGCAATAGAGCCACGGTAATGGTCGCCTTCCGCCTGTAGTTTAGCGAATGTCCTGTTGCCGCTCTTAGTCCACTTTCCGTTGCGTCCATTAGCGTAGCGTGGATTAGTTCCTTTATCGACATAATAAAGGACAAAATCCCTCTCCATCGGTCCGTAGTGCATGATGTCGTCCGTTCGTTGGCTCCTTAGCCTGCGGTTGCCGCCACGTTGCCCCTGTCTCAGTTTCCGTGGTGGCTCGTAGCTGGTCTTAGGGCCCGGTGCGTGACGTGTAGGAAGTATGGACACGACACCGCCCAGATATTTCTTCGCCACATACCGGCGTACAGCGTGAGCCGTGCCTCGCGGGTCGTTCTGGAACTTGATGCTGTTGACAATGGCGTTACGTGCTGCCTTTAACTCTTGGAAGATGGCTTCACGCAACATCTTGTTCGTGTCGGGGTTCGTCGTCGACAGAGCCCGCAATATCTGTTGCTGGTTCTCCGCGAGTTGCTGATTGATTTCGACCCTTGTCCTTGCCATAAAAAAATGCCAGATTAGCTGTTTACTAATCTGGCAAAATGCTGGCAGGGGTTTACTTTATCCTTCCAATTCTCCGCCCTGTGAATCACCGCCGCCTTCGCCGCCTGTGTTGGTATTGTCGTCGGTGGGTTCGGTCTCGCCTTCATCCTTGGCGGTAGCCCATCCGAGTGTTGCACCCTTGATGGCCTCGCTCACTTCCTGAGAGGGGCGATAGTTGGTGTGAGGTGTGAGGTCGGTCAGCGTGAGGTCGTCCTCCTTCTCCACCCATTTGCCCGATACACTGGGATAGAGTTTGCCGAGAGGTCCGAGGTCGATGATCTTGCCGTTCTTCAGCTGTCGGGCTGCGGCTTTGAGCATCAATCCGGCACAGGCCACGATTTCCTCCTGGGCATAGGTGGTGTTCATGCCTGCAATCTCGCAGATGTCGTCGAACGTCTCGGTTCCGTTAGTCACTACGCGGGCAACAAATCCCGCTTTCTTGGTCTGAGGATTCTTAAATCCAATCTTTTTGACCTTTAATGTCAGTTTTGCCATATCTTTTTATTTTGGTTAAAAATACATTCAATAGGTTGAGTTGTCGGATTCAACGGGTTGAGTTGTCAGATTCAACGGGTTGAGTTTTTATGCTTCTCCCCGTGTGAGGGTTGTCGGTCTGCATCTTGCGCAGTTGGTCTTGGAACTGCTCGATGCCGGTTACTGTGATTGCGTCTTGTGCCATACACTATGCCGCCAAAACCTTTGCAATGGTTTACCACAAAAAAAAGCCTCCGACCCATCACGGGCAGGAGGCTCTGAGTGTTAAACCTATTAATATGATAGAAAAAACTGTTATTTCTTCAGGAGGTTGTCGATGACCTGGTGGCGGTTCTTGCCATCAGCACGGTAACTGACGTGCACCCAGTAGGTACCCTTCGCATTGTGCTCCCAGATAAGCTGGTCGAACTTGCAGTGGCTCTTGATCCACTCAAACCACCGCTTGCCCTTCTTCATGTCGCCGTCGATGCAGAGGTCTGCCGCCTCGCCCTTCATGTGCTGGCTGTTGCTGACGCCACCCACGGCCTTGTTGAGCTGTGGGCAACGGTAGCCGCTGCCTATCTTGATAGGCTCGTTCATGGCATCACGCAAGGGTTGCAACACGTTATGCACCAGTGCGCACAGGTTGCACACCTCGTCAACGCCCGGAGCGTTGATGATGTGCTTCTGCTTGGCGGTCGCGCTGGCCAGCAGTTCGTCCAGCGTGAAGTTCTTACTGATTCGTGTTGGCATCTTCATCCTCCTTTCTCTTGCTGATTTCGATACTCGTCTCGCCCTTCTGGAACTTTACGCGCAGTCCTAACTCGATAGCGCGGAAAGCGTAGAGCAGGGTGGGGAACAGTAGCAATTCACCAATGGCGGTCAGCACGGAGCCGTCAATGACTCCCATAGGTGGGACGAAGAAACCGCCGACAATCAATCCCACCGACACAAAAAAGCACACGCAGAATGTCATCCTGCTGAGCCAGAAGGTGCGTGCCTCTTCGGTTTTCTGTTGTTTCAAACTCATCGCAACCATATCGCCCAAATGATTAAGAGTTGTACCACTTGACCGACCATGCCGCCCATCATGGTGCACAGCCAGTCCTTCCAATCAGCACGTCCGCCCCACTGGTGGTCCTTGAACTCCATGCCGGTGGCGACGCCTAGAACACAGAGAATGGTCAGCACTGCGCCAATGGGTATTGCATAGGCGAAGTGCTGCCAACGGGTTTTATCGTCAAACAATGCCATAAGTTTTCATTTTGTTCCATGTTTAAGTTTGTACTTCTACACAAAGCGGGCGAAACCCTTGCTGTGGTTTACTCACCAAGCAGCCGCTTGATATGTTTCTTTCCCACATAGATAATGCCAACTATCAGTAGCAGCCACAGCAGGATGTTCGCAAGGTGTAGGCGCGTCTGTTGCCACCACGTCAGCTTGGCGGGCACCACCTTGATGACCTCGACGGGGTAGGGGATGCTGTCTGTCTTCGACTGGTACACCGTGTCATGGCTCATCCGTTCGATATACTGGGTGCGCCACCGCTCAATGGTCTTATAGACGGTATCGTCGCGCACAAAGTCGCTGACATAGATAGAGTCCGACAGGTAGATGCTGTCGCGCTGATGCTGCACGATGCGCACGGTGTCCGTGTGGTATTCAGGTACCGGCACATACTTCATCGTGGTGCATGATCCGAACAATGCGCAAATCAGCAATGCCAAAATAATTGCGCCTACCATACCAACCAGCTGTAGGCAACCAGCCTTCATGCGCTCGTCGTCGTCGAGACCCTTGTACGGATCGTACATCCACGGGTCGTTGGGATTGTTGTATTCCATACTATTTTTACTTTTAAGTTAATAATGCGCTTTGGGTTTACCCGCGTCAGATGGCTATGTTGTACAGCCGTTTCACGGTGTCCTTCTTCCAACCTCCAATGATGCGGATGCTGCCTTCGTTGGGTTAATAAAATAATATCGCGTGTTCATACATCTCTTGGTCGTTCATTATCTTGCCGCGGCAGGCTTCGAACTCCTGCTGTTGCAGTCCGCTGCACATGTCGTAGGTGATGAAGGTTCGTACCAGATAGTACTTGTCGAACTCTTGCCCCAGCAGCACACCATCAGTTACACAGCACGACAGATGATCTTCACCGTTCCAACGCACCGAGCGGCCCACTATCTTCTGATTGTCCGTGTCTTTGCCGTGCGTGTTGTTGGAGAAATAGTGCTTAATGAGCTCTATGCCATGCTTGTCCGTGTTTGTGCGTTCTGCATACCGCTTCCACATGTGGGGTGTCAGCACCATTGGCGCAATGAGTCGCTGGTCGCTCAGCCATGTGGTATATACCGTCATGCCGTCGCTGGTGTGTCGGATGACGCCAACACCCGTCAAGATTCGCTTCATGTGCTTATCGAACACTCGACTGAAGAACACGTAGCGGTTGCGTCGTGTCGAGGTGTACTCCTTCCAGATGCGCATCGGGAATCTCGTACACTTCAGAGCCCGTCGCCGCTGGTCGTTCAGTTGATGTCGCCACCATCGTGTCACCGCCTCGCGCTCTCGTTCAAGTTCCTGATAGACCTCTTCGTGGGTCATGCTTTCTACTATCATAGTCTGAAAGTAATAAAAGGAGGGGGCTATTCGCCCGCCTCCTCGTCATCATCGTTGATCTCTACCAGTTCGTCCGTGTAGAACCGCATCTCGGTGACCTCGGGGTGCTCCTTGCGGAAGTCGGTGTAACACATGGCAGCAGCGTGCATCAGCGGTGTGCCGCCACGCTCAAGCTCTTCGAGGCCGTTGGTGGTGGCATGGTACTCCACACCTCCGTCGGGCAGTTGTCGGAGCATCACTCCGCATCGTTGCACGAGGCTGTCCTCGTCCGTATCCACCACTTGCAAGTAGCACGATGGCGATGTGTCGCGGATGTCGCTTTCCTTGTCGGTCACACGATACATCACAGCATCCGCCTCTTCCTGGTTCTTGTATGCACCGTAGCTGGTATCAAATCCGTGGATGCGGTCGTACTGACGCGAGTCGAACATCAGCATCAGCCGCTGGTTCACGTCGTCGACTGCTTCGTGCATACGGCAGTAGGTGTCGTAGGCCTCACGGCTGAAGGGGCGTACAAGGATGGCTGCAAAGTAGATGTCGAGCGTCTTGTGGCTGGGGTCGTAGTGGTAGACTGTCTGCGCGTCCCACATGCCGTAGTCAGGATTGCCAAGCCGCCAGTCTGCCTTTCCCTCTGTCTTCATGTGGATAATGGCATCCTTGGCTCTGCTCTTAATCCAGTGCAGCATCTTGTGCGCTGGCAGCTTCTGCATGGTGCGTGGTTTAAACACTCGGACGGTGTAGCCGTCCATCTCTAACTCGTGGACTTTCTGATAGTGACTCAGAATGGTGTCCTTCATCTTGATTTTCTTCATGTCTTTCTTGAAGTTTAATCGTAATGCTTGGATTGTGGCAAACCTGTAAGCCGTCGCCACTTTCGGCTATCTATCGGGCGAAATGCCCGTGGGGGTTTACTGTTTCATCCGCTGCTTTTCCTCCTCCACCGCTTTGTCGAGGTCGGCCTTCATCAGCGCACATCCGTTGCCGATTTCCTTCTCATCGTAACCCAGACGGGTGTACCACTCTATCACCCAGTAGGGGCTTTCCTTCAGCGACCACTCCAATGCCGTGGCTTTCGCTCCAAGGTGCTTGGCGGTATTGTGGGCTTCGTCCATCAGTCTTCGGGCGAGTCCTTTGCGGCGGTGGTCTTCATCCACGTACAGGTTCCACACCAGAGCCTCGCCCTCGTGCTCGCCATGCTTATAGACTGCCAACTCTACCACGCCCACCTGTATGGGGTCATGGGCAGTGTCTTCGCAGTACCACATACTGATAATCACATTGTCCTTGTCTTTCCACTCCGTGATGTACGTCTCGGTGTAATATTCTTCTGCCATAGTTCCTTGATAAATTCAATAAGGATTGTTTTGTTTGTCATTCTTCACGCGCTCCTTCTCGTCTTGAATAGCGTCGTTCAGCATTGCCTTAATCTCACGCAGATGCTTGAAGGTCTCAGCAGATGTTCGCGGGCATCCTCGCACAAATGACCGCAAGTTCGGGGTGTCAAAGCCAAACTCAGCAGCGTCGCAGATGTATTCCTGCCACTCCATGTACTGCTCACGGGTCACGTCGGCCAACACGCAGTAGATGATGTCGTCCATGTTGATGGTCAGCATCCCGTCGCCGTAGTCGTACACGGAGCCCGTCTCGTCGCCAATCCAGTAGCCGTAGTGGGCGTCGAGTTCCCACATGCGGAGCAGCTCCACGAGGAAGCCGTTGCACGCCTTCTCATACTGTTCTTTCAGTTGCCGCTTAATAGCGTCTTTTGTCTTTTCCATAATTCTATAATTCTTGATAAAACAAAGGGAGCAACCGATGCGCTCAGTTGCTCCCTTTCGTTGGGTTAATAATGTTTATTCTTTGAATTTCCAGCGATAGCCTCCAGCATGAGGGTATCCTTTTTTTCCTAAACAACATGCCGAGATGTTAGACGCATATATACCCGTCTGCCTACTGGCTTCTTTTGCCGAATCGTAGGTTGCCACGATGTTTCCGTTTCCGTCTATCTGCTCTACAGGCTTGCCTTGCGTAACGCCAACACGCTTCGGTCGGTCGTTATAGGTAAGATTGTACACAAGTGAGCACCATTCCAAATTCTCTGCCCGGTTGTCGGTTTTCTGCTCGTTCTTATGGTTTATCTGAGGCAGATTGTCAGGATTCGGTATGAATGCTTGTGCCACAAGCCTGTGTACGAGGTAGTGCCGTTTCTTTTTCGTGTCGTAGTATAAATCCACAAGGTAATAGCCGTACCTTGTAAGATACGGCTTTAGGACTCGCCCTTCGTGTTCACGCCTGAATTTGGCTATCTTTCCGAGTGACAAACTTCGCACTCGTCCGAGGTTGCTCACCTGGTAGCGACCTTCGTAGCCTTCGATGTCTTTCCAAATCTCTTCCATAGTCTTACATTTGAGCGTCGTACTTTGAGAATGTCTCATCTGCCAGCTTCACGGCTGGATCGTCGCGGTGCTTGTCGTAAAGCATAAACAGCAGAGTGCGCATGGCATGGATGAACTTTGAGAGTTCGCAAAGCGTCTCTTGCATTTCCTTTGCACCTACTGGCAGCGTCATGTTGTCGGGATCTTCGTGGTCAAGGCAGCTGTTGTGGCTGATAAGTTGCAAAGCTACGCTTGCGAATGTTTGATTGACCACACTCATGCTTTTCTCCAATCCGTCGTAGGTGATGTCGAAGTTCATGGGGATAATCGGCTCCAATGCTCTTGCGATGTCGTCGGCCTCGCGTTCCACGAACTTGGTCAGCAGAAGATGGGCGGCGTTGCGCTCATTAATCTTCTTCATTGTTGAATCATTACTCATATTGTTTGAACATTAAAATTAAAATGGCAGCACTACGCGCTGTTCAGGCTTTATGAGTGCGAAGCCTTGGCGGTGTTTCCACTACGCCACGCGGTTACTGCCAGTATTTCCTTACCTATGGGGCAAAAAAAATTGCCGCTTGGTTAAGCGACATCTTCTGCCGCACTCATCTTTGAACGGTGCAAAGATAGGAAAAATTCTTTTAATGTTCCAAACAATCGAGCAATAAATTAAGATATTTTATAATTACTGCTCTATTCTGCCTTCCGAAAGGTCAAATCCATATAATGCGTCGAGCAATCCGTGAACGAAGTCAATCTTGTGGGTGGGCTGGGGACCTCCCTTCACGATGCGCCGCAGGTCGCTGCTGCCGACTTCTGCCGCGCAGTTACCGAAGCACCAGCAAATCATCGGGTTCATCGAGAACGTCATCCATGGCTCCTTCTCCAGAATCATGTGCTCCAGTTCTGCGATGCGGGGGTTCTGCGTCATGGCGGTCTGACTCACGGGGATGACCATGCGCTGAATCATGTCGGCAAGGTCTTTCGGGCTGATGTCGCCACGCTTCTGGAAGAGGGTCTGCAACCATGCCTTCAGTTGGTTGATGGGTTGCACGCTCTGGGCTGGGTCGTAGCAAAAGCTCACGATGTTCACGCCCTGCTCTGCCACCTCTGCTATGCGGTTGATGGCATACATGCTATCGAACACTTCACCAGGACACACGTGCAACCAGCCTTCTTTCTCCCATTGCTCATAAAGTGGTCGGTTCGGGCTATGCTTCATCGTCTCTTCCAGCACCCAAAGGTCAGTATCTACAAAGAACCTGCCTCGCATGGTGCTGCTCGGTGTGTAGTTCACCGCCATATAGGTGACGGCAAAGAGGTCGTCGCCTTGGGCAAAATCAAGGCCAACAAACGTCTGCCACCCGTCCTGATACTTGCAGTCTTCAATCCTGCGCTCTATCTGCAAAGGCCTGATGCGGTCGCCCGTGATCCACTTCGTCACCTTCCCGCTGCTGTACACATTAAACAGCTTGGCGATGACCTCGCCCGTGTCGCCGTCGCGCTGCGCCTTCGCTATCTGGTCGTCGTAGAACTGGTGCTGCACGATCGTTCCAATCATAGGATTAACTTTATACCGCACCGTCTTGTTCGTCAGCAGGTACTGCTCCTCCTTCTGCCATGCGTCGGGCTCCAGCAGCAGCGTCATCGTGCGGTCGTCGGTCAGCACGGGCTGCACCTCGCCCTTGGCTATGCTCTGCTCGCGCTCCAGCATACCGTGAAGGCCGTCGAGTATCTGGATGAACGGCCCCTCGGTGATGCGCCCTGCCGAGGTCATCGTCACGCTCAGCGGTTCGCGCCTCGGACCCATCGACGACTCTATCACGTCCACCAGCATCTTCATGTCGCTCTTGCCGTTGGCGTAGGGTGCCGCACCGAACTCGTCCTTCAGGCAGAGCTGGGCAAACCAACCGTCCTTGAACTTTCCGCCTGCGGTCATGGGTCGGATGCTGGCGGTCGAAATCTCGCTGTACTTGTCGCGCCACGCTGCCAGGCTCTCGGTCAGTCGGAATCGGTTCTCGGTGTCGAGACCGCTCAGCAGGTATTTGATGCGGCGGAAGATGATTTTTGCCTGGTCCTCGGAGTTCGCGCAACAGAAGCCCTCCATGTTGTAGTCCTCGAAGAGCATGAACTCCAGCCCTATGAAGCCGCCGAAACCCGTCTTGTCAATCTTGCGCGAGCCGGTCAGCGTGAAGTCGGTACACAGTCGGCGATAGTCCCAGATGGTGCCGTCCTTCTCGCGCTCCGTGCGCAGCAGTTGGGGCTTCGAGCCGGCGGGCATCTGCGTGTCAATCCACGCATAGAAGCCGTAGATGCTGGCGAGGGCGAACACCTGGAACGGTGCCCAACGGTACACCTGACCGCCCGCGATGCCGGGGCATTTCAGACCGCCGCTGATGTGCCGCCACACGCCTTCGTCCTGCCGCCACTCGCCCTCGCGCAGTCGGATCACGGTCTGTACCTTCTTCGTGTTGAAGTTATAGGTATCGAGGCACCTCAGGAACTTGGCACCGCCCAGCAGCTCGTAGAGCCCGTGCCAGTCGTTGGGGTCATCCTCGCGTGCCGAGGAGTGCTCCAGCAAGTCCTCGAAATACATACGCAGTCGCATGTCGATTGCCTCGCAGACATTCTCCATGCCCCTGTATCTGCTCTCCAGCAGGTCAATCGCCCGCTGCTTGTTTTCTTGTTGGTCTGTCATAATGATGTAAGATGTTAGAGGGAAGAGGGAAGATGCTACGTCCAACAATAAAGGAAGTAGTTGTCATATTCCTCAGACGGAATGTCGAGCAACACCTTCACTAAGTCGCCGCTACATTTCAGAAGATTGTCGTAACTGCCCCAGCCGTTGTCAGGGTTGTACTTCGACAATTCCTCACGATGCGACTTGATGTAGAGGTGAACGACACAGGCCTGGCGAATCAATTCTGCGTCGATGCGTGTCACCTCAGTGTCCCATTCCTCACCGTCTTCATCCTTGCGGTGGATGGTCTCTTTCTTTAGCAATGGGTTCGTCTCTGGGTGCCACAGCAGATTGTATGCTGATAGCGGTTCTGGCTTGAAGTCTGGCTTGTCGCGCTCAAAGTCGCGTGGCAGTGTCACGGCTCCGTCCGTTCCATCAATCGGCACATGGCTTGCCATTTCCGTGAGATTGTGCGTCATGTTGCAGTGGAAGAGTTCGTCATCCTCCCACTCGCGGATGTCGATGTCGCTTGTGTCGGCATCGGGGAAGTGAGCCTTCACCTCCTCAATGGTCTTCAGCTCTCTCGTCTGTCCGTTGTCACGGATGAATACGCCAGTGCCCCGATGCTTCACGGGGTGATGGCTTCTTATGTATAAATCTAAGCTCATAGTTCCTAATCTTTCGATATTCGTACTTTCTTCGCTACTGCGATGTAGTTGAGCGAAAGTCCCCACTTGTTATCGTAGCAAGCGCACAGCCCG